GATGGACTGGTTGACCGACAGGTTGTCGAAGGTCGCGACGGTGATCAAAGCCGATACCCGCATTTTCAAGGAGTTGGGTGAAGGCGACGCAGGCGACGCCATCGATCAGATCGAAGCGTTGGCGAAAGAGGCGCAGAAGTCGAACCCGGATTTGACGGACGCCGCTGCACGCCAGTTGGTTCGGTCATCGAATCCGGCGTTGAAAGACGCTGAGCGCGATTTGGCGAGGAGTAACTGATGGCACATTCAGAAGCACCGACAGTCATCAGCATGGTCGCCGGCGCAACGTTTTCCACGGCTGATGTCTACAAGTTCGTTGTCGTCACCACCAGTGGTGAGGTTGTGTTGCCGAACACCACAGGCAACGTCCTTCCCATCGGTGTGCTGTACGGACGCACCTCGACAACTTCGAGCACCGGTTCGCAGGCGGTTCCTGTAGCTATCGCCGGCGTCGCGAAAGTGAACATGGCAGCGTCGACGTTGGCGGCCGGTGACTTCATCGGCTCCTCAACGGCAGGACTCGGGATTCTCCCGACCACCGACGCGTACACCGCGGGTCAGATCGTTCGAGGCTCCTCAGGGGGCGCCGGACGTATCGTCAGCGCGCACTTGTTCACAGGACCACTTAGCACCCCATAGCGCGGACAGCGCAGTTGAAAATTCAATAAGAGCGCGGACAGCGCAGCACACGGAAAGGCATACCTATGCCGGAACCAGGGCTGGGCGACGTTCATGTTGACGCCGCGCTCACCGACTTCAGTGTTGCTTACTTTCAGGACCCCGCGAACTTCGCGGCGAGGGCTTTCAGTCCAACCGTCCCGGTAGGCAAACAGTCAGACAAGTATTACGTCATGGACAAGGAACACACCCTGCGGACAGACTCGCAGGAACGTGCTCCTGGTACTGAGGCACCCACCAGGGACTACCAGCTTTCGACCGACTCGTACTTCTGTAACGTGAAGTCGATCGCTATCAACGTGTCGGAACAGATCCGCGCCAACGCCGACCCCGCTCTTGACATGGAAGAGGACGCGGCGCGTGTCCTGGCGGACGACATGAAGATGCGGATCGAAGTCGATTTCGCCACTGCCGCGTTCGCCACCTCGATTTGGGGTACGGACGTTGTGGGAACGACCGACTTCACCAAGTGGTCGAATGCTGCTTCGACGCCGTTGGAGGACATCGCTACCGGTGTCGAAACGGTCGAGGCCGCTACAGGTCGCACACCGAACCGGTTGCTGATTGGTGCCGCGGTGTGGCGTCACTTGAAGAACCACCCGGACGTCATCGCCAGAATCTCGAACGACACCACACGCATCGGCACGCAAGCGTTGCTGGCGCAGTTGGTGGGTGTGGATCAGGTGCTCGTGTCAAAAGCGATCCGCAACACCGCCGACGAAGGCGCAACCGCGGCGTACTCTCGCATCCTCGGTTCGAACGCGTTGCTTGCACACGTCGACCCCAACGCTGGATTGCGGTCTACTACGGCGATGAAGACGTTCGTGTGGTCCGGTCTCGTCGGCTCATCTGACGGTATCCGTACGAAGCGGTTCGACATCCCAAAGGAAGACGCCTTCCCGAGAGTCGAAACGGACGCGTCGTATGACTTCAAAGTCACCGCCAGCGACTTGGGGTATTTCTTCAGTGCAGCTATCTAGGAGGACTGATGTTGTTTGAGGTGTTGCCGTCGATGTGGCCGCTAGGCGACACCGTGTATAAACGTGGCGACCGAGTCGGCGCGGAAGTGTTGGGAGGCCGCGCCGACTCGTACCGCCGGTTGGGTTTCATACGACCAGTCGACACGCCGCTGTCGAAAATGTCACTGAAGGAGCTACGTGCTGAGGCTGTGGTACGGCACGTCGTCATTCCGGCCAATGCGAAAACGAAGAATCAAATCGCTCAGTTGTTGGAGGCTACGTAATGGGATTTGACAAGGAACGCCGACCAGTCATCTCAACCCCCGCCGAAACACTAGGGACAACACAAGCCACGATCGGTTCGTGGCCGCCGATCACGATCATCACCAGTACGAACAATGTGAACTTCACGTTGCCGACCCCGCAAGCCGGGCTTCGGAAGACCGTTGTGTTGGAGTTCTCGGGTGCGACCGGTGACGTGCTCATCCTCAACGGTTCAACAGCAACAACATTCAACGGCTCCACCGCGAACGCGATCGTCGTATCCAGCTCGCAAACGAACGTGTGGTGTGAACTGATCGGTATCACGACAGCGCAATGGGCGTTGGGATATTCGGTCGCTCCGATCACGTCTTCGGGTGTCGGTGATGTGGTGTCGCCGTTGACTATCGCTGGTTCAACGAAGGTCGCGTAGCGGATGACACATATCGCGGACAGCGAAACAGCACCACCAGACGTTCTGCTTGGTGACGACGTCATCGCTCATGACGTGCCACTCAAAAACTTCGGTATGGGCATCGAGTCACCGAACGGTGAGGTTCAGCAACCAACCCCGTATCCCGCCAGGTTGCATGACAGGGTGGCTATCTGCGGGTTCGCTGAAGGACACCGCGACGCTGCGCCCTGGACCGAAACCGATATCGAGTTTTGGGGCATCAACCGGCTCTGGTCCGTGCTGGAGAAAAAGCCGTGGCACCGCTGGTTCGAACTCCACTCACTCGAAGACTTCTACAAAGAAGACAACGAACATCGCATCTGGCTACAGCAGTTGGGTATACCGATTTATGTGCGGCCGCAGGACCTGGAGACCGCCGCGGAGTGGCAGATACCGAACGCTGAACCGTATCCGATCGACCGTATCCTCAACGACTACACCCCGTACTTCACCAACACCATCTCATGGCTACTCGCGCTCGCTATCAGCATGGGATACAAGGAGATCCAACTGTTCGGCGTTGACATGGCGCAAGACTCTGTCATGCAAGCCGAGTACTCCCAGCAGCGGCCGTCCTGCGAGTGGCTTATCGGGTTCGCGCAGGCGTCAGGTATCGACATCATCCTGCCACCCGGCAGCGATTTGATGAAAACGTCTCATCTGTACGGGTTCTCGTCGGACGCGTATCAGCAGAAACTAATGGCGAGGGCGCAGGAGATCGCGCAACGCAAAGAAAACATCCGCGGCGAAATGCAGGGACACGCACAGCAGGCCGAGTTCCTCAAATATCGCATCTCAGAATTGGACGGTGCGTTGCAGGAATGTACTTACAACCTTCGTAATTTGGTGACTCAGGGAGACTTACATGGCACGTAACATCTCGTACCCGTCCACGTTCTCAACGAGCACGGGAAATAGCGGCCAGGTCGGGTTCGCGAATCCTGTGCGTGTCGTGACAGTGAACTTCACGAACGCGTCCACGAAAGCGTTCACGTACACGATCCAAGGGGCTGTGGGTTTGGGGCCGTTCGTGAACATTTCGGCGGCTGCGTCCACGGCTGCGTCCACAGGGTCGGTTATGAAGTCGTCCACGTTCGGTCACGTCGTCACGCAGGCCCGTTTGAATCTGTCGTTGAACGCTACGACGGGTGGCGGCACGGTGTATTTCACAGGAGTCTGATGGCGTTCACGTACGGCGGCGACCCCGAAAACTCGAATCGTGACGCGGTGCGTCTGATGATTAACGACACGTCAACAGGTCCGCAAGAACTATCTGACGCTGAGATTGCTTGGCTTATCGCGTCGCATCCTGATAACTGGTTCGCTGCGTCAGCTGGCGCGATGTTGAAGTCGTCTAAGTTCGCTGCTCTCGCGACGTCGAAGCAGGTCGGTGACCTGAAAGTCGACTTTGCGTCTCGGGGCGAATCGCGGGCTGAAGAATACCGCAGCCTGTCGGAGCAGTTGAAACTCATCGCGCTACGCAGAGGAGTCAAACCGGCGGTGGGTGGCATCTCGATTTCTCAACGTGTCACCGATTTGTCGGACACGGATTGGGATCAGCCCGAGTTCAAGATCGGCCAGAACGACTTCAACGGTGCCAGTAGCACGGGGAGTTTCTGATGGCGTGGTCCACCGAGTTCGAGTCCATGCTTCCGCAGACGGTCACCGTGAAACCGCTGAGCAGTATCTCGACAGACGGGTACGGCACCGCCACGTTCGGTTCAGCCACAACCTACAAGGCCCGTGTTGTCAGGGAGCAAACGTTGGTGAGGACGTTGCAGGGCACCGAAGAAATGGCCGATACGACGGTGTGGATAGCGTCCACGTCGACGTTCGCTGCGTCATCTTTGATAACGCTACCTGGCACGCTCACGCCACCGTTGAAGTCACTAGAGGCCTACCCGGATGAGGACGGCGTCCACCATCTGAAGGCGTTTTTCTGATGACTGGTGTCACTTGGGTTGGGTTGACCAAGTTCGAGAAGAACCTCAAGTTGAAACCGGCTGAGGCGTCGCTAGCGTTCCGTCGCGCCTTGAAGGAAGAAGCCGAAGCGATCATGACAACGTCGAAACAGAAGTTCGTACCTGTCGCTCTCGTCGGTGGCGGCACACTCCGCGACTCAGGGTTCGTGGAGGACCCCGTCACGCGAGGCAGCAAGATCAGTGTCACACTCGGATACGGCGGCTTCGCGAAAGCTTACGCGTTGGCTATCCATGAACACCCGTCGAAAAGTTCGCCTCCCACATGGAAAGGCAAGGAACTCAATTTCAATGTCGGTGGTGTGAAATATCTCGAACGGCCTATGGACCTGGCTGCGCCGCGTGTCATCAAGAACGCTGGACGCGAAGTCGGGGAAGCGATCACATGACTGTCCTCGACGACGTAGCGACCTACCTGGTAGCGCAAACCACCCTTACGGTCGGGAACACTACTGGTACCTTGCAGAAGGCTGTCATGTTGGATGAGTATTCGAACACAGTCGCGGTGTTGTATGAGACGGGCGGGTTGGGTTCGGTGCATTCGTTCTCCACGAGCAATCCTGTCGCGGTCGTGTACGACCAGCCGTCGTTCCAACTCATCGCACGCAGCACGAGTTACATCACTGCGTCGTCTGCGGCCCGTCTAGTGCATGACACGCTGGACGGGTTAGGGAAAACTGCCCTGTCGACAGCGTCCACGTATCTGTCAGTGGATGCGCAGCAGCGGCCGTTCCCGATAGGTAGGGACGACTCCGAACGGCATCTCATCAGCGTCAATTTTCAGGCGAAGAGGCTCAGATGACATTGACCGAACGGCGAGCCGTGACAGACATCGACGCTGAAGTGGCGAAACTCGCTGACCTCGGCCCTGCCCAACCGGGCGACTCCGCGCAAGGACGATATTGGGCTGCGCTCCACAACCTGTACGTGTATTCGCCGCTACCAGAGAACGAGAAAATCAAGAACCTGGGGCTATGGCACCCCGCCGATTATGCGGCACGGTTCCTGATTTTCGCTGACCTGTGGCGCGACCACATCTTGAATGTCCACGGTTCCGTGTTGCAGTTCGGTGTCCGCTTCGGTCAGGATTTGACATGGCTTATCCAACTGCGGGGCTTGTTGGAACCGGCGTCGATGCGGAAGATGTACGGGTTCGACACGTTCAACGGGCATATCGGTCACTCGGATGTTGACGGGGACCATTGGATGGCGCAGGATGGAGCGTTTGATTCGCCTGAAGATCACTCGTCGTATGTCGAATCGCTCGCGTTGGTGCACGCCAACGCGTCCCGGCTTGTCAGCGACGACATGCCCGGCACTGTACGTCTCGTGGTCGGTGACGTACGTGAAACGTTACCTGACTTGTTGAGGTCAGAGTTGGAGTCACTGGTGGTGGGCGCAGCGTTCTTTGATTTGGACATTTACGAACCGACCAAAGCGGCGTTGGAAGCGATCCTGCCGCGATGTCACCGTGGCACGTTGCTGGTGTTCGACGAATTGGACTCGAAAGCTATGCCCGGAGAGACGTTGGCGTTGCTCGAATCGGTCGGGTTGAACAACGTGAACCTGCGACGCGACCAGTGGGACTCGATGTGCTGGACCACTTTGGAGCATCTATGAATGTCGCCAAACAGGATCAGGTAGAGGCAGCGTGTCGAGACATCGCAGCGTATTGCAGGATGCAAACCGACGCGCTCATAGCCGCAGGATTCACCAGACGAGAAGCGGTGTTGATTATGGCAGCGATGGCAGGCCGGCATGCGACGCGTTAGTTGTTTCATGGACGGATGCCGCTGCATGTACGACCTCCCCTTCCGCTTAGGCGACTTCACAGGCACGGTGGAAACGAAATGTCCGTCATGTAAAACCGTCCACACATTGGGGTATGGGGACGCCACCCAGGACGTGCGTTGTGTGGGGGCGTTTAAGGGTCGTTTGGGTGGCTGGTGCGGGCATCTCGTTATGCGCATCTCGGCGGATTCGGTGGGGGAGTTGGAGTACAAATGCCCACGATGCTCAGAACGCAGAACACTCAGACTGGATACACGGATTTTGGTGACGTCGTCGTAACATGACTATCAGGAGGTAGGCAACATGGCAGCGGTAACAGGTAAGTCAGGGGTCGTGAACCGGGGAGGTGTCACGGTCCTCAACATGAACTCGTGGTCCATCGACCTCGACAGCGACATGCGAGATCACACCAGCTTCTCAACGGGGACGTTGCAGTGGCGCACGTTCCTTCCAGGATTGTCGCAGTGGTCGGGCACGTTTTCGGGGTTCTTCAACGCCGCGAGTACGAGCCAGAACGACGAGATCGGACTGTCGCTCACACCCACGACTTCGACCATCATCCTCGAACTCGATAAGGACGCTGGCGGTCAGTTCAACGGCGCCACCTTCATCTCCTCGCTCGGAGCCGGGTCGGACGTTGACGGCGACTCAACGATTTCGTTCGGGTTCCAGGGCACCGGCGCCCTCACGTACACCACCACCACCTAATGGCAGCCGTCTCCGGTAAATCCGGTCGGGTGATGGTGACTGCTGCTGCGGCGACTTTGAGTACGAACGAGGCTGCTGTGTTGTCGACGGATGGTGTCACGTTGACCATTACGGATACGGGGAAACGTCACTGGTCGCGTTCTGGTACGACAAGACCTGACGTGTACTCAGGGACCACCGCTGTACCCAGTTCGCAGTTTGGTGCGGTGAACGACGTGCAAGGCATTGTCACCTTCTCGACGCCACATTCGACAGCACCGACATACACGGTCGATATCTCGTATCACGTCGCTTCGTTCCTGGGGCAGACGCGGGCGTGGAGCATGGATTCAGATAACGACATGCTCGACGTGACAGCTTTTTCCACAACGACGGGTGACGCGCCGTGGCGAACCTTCATCCCCGGACTGTCACAAGCCGAAGTCACGTTAGATAGGTTTTACGCTGCGACGACAGGACCCGCGTTTTTCGACCGGTTGAATACGACACAGGATGTGGTCGTGGAGTTGTGGTTGGACGAGGACACCAACGAACGCCTCGAAGCGTGGGCTTATGTCAGCGGTGAAGGATTCAGTGTGCCCATAGACGAAGCCTCGGCGGAGGCTGTGACGTTGCAGGTCACAGGGCTTGTAGCTCATTCAACAAACTAGGGAGGACATCCCGTGTCACTTAGAGACCAGGTCATCAACGCCACCGACTCACGCACGGAAACAGTGGTGGTGCCGGAGTGGGGCGACGCCAAAATCGAGGTGCGTGCTTTCACGATCGCGGAGCAAGTCAAGTTCTACGCCACCGTCACCTCGGGCCGCGCCGGGGATACGAAGATTGACCGCAGCCGGTTCGCTGTCCAGCTCGTGTTGCAAACCGCGTACGACCCTGACTCGGGCGACCGACTGTTCGAGGCTGCTGATGCTGACATGCTGTCAAAGAAATCAGCCAAAGCCGTAGGGAGAGTGTTCGATGTCGCTGCGAGACTGTCGGGGTTGTCGGATGATGCGGTTGGGGAGGCTGAGGCTGCGCTAAAAGGGACCGCCTCAGACGATTTACGCTGAGGCTAGCCAGAGACATGGGCATGACGTTGCGCCAGTTAGAAACCGAGATGCCTGCTGCTGAACTGATAGAGCATGTCGCTGAGTGGAACCTGACGCAGAAGGAAACCGCTGAGGCGCAGAAGCGGGCCAGCATGAAACCTAGGCGCCGCTAATGGCGACTGAGGTGGCTCGCGTTGTAGCCAAATTAGAGGCCGATATTCGCAACTTCGAGTCTGGCATGAAGAAGGCCGAGAAGCGTCTCGAAGGGGTCGAAAAATCCTCTAAGAAAACATCTCGTAGCATGGGCGACATTGTTGGCGCGGGGAAGAAGCTCGCTATCGCCGCGGGACTCGGGTTCGGGTTGCAGAAGGGCGTCAAGTTCGTGGAGTCGGCTGTGGGTGCGTTCAGCGACTTGGAACAGTCCGCCAAGTCAGTAGAACGGCAGTTCGGTGAAGGCGCCGACACGATCCAACGGTTCGGTGAGACAGCCGCTGACTCGTTGGCTCTGTCCAAAGCCGAGTTCAATACGCTCGCTGTCACTACAGGCGCCGTTTTGTCCGGGTTCATCGACGACCAGGACAAGGCGGCACGCGCAACGATCCGGTTGACCGAACGAGCACGCGATTTCGCTACGACATATCAGATAACAGTTCCGCAGGCAATCGATGCGTTCTCGGCGTCTATCCGTGGTCAGCAGGACGCTGTCGCCAAGTTCGGTGTGCAGATCAGCACCGCGACGGTGGAAGCGAAAGCGTTGGAATTGGGGTTGGGTGACGCCACGGGTGTTATCACCGATCAAGACAAAGCTGTGGCCCGTCTCGAATTGTTGTATGAACAAACAGCGGGCACGCAGGGCGCTTTCGCTGACAGTTCCGACGACCTGGCGACACGCCAAGAGCGGGTCAACGCGAAAATGAAGGACCTGCAAGCCACCATAGGCGAAGCGCTAGTCCCGGCTGTGATAGAACTAGCGGAAGCGTTCGAGGATCTTATCCCGTCGATCGAGAAGGCCGGTCCCGAGTTAGCGGCCTTTGTCGCGGGTGCCATTCGAGGCGTATCGTTCCTCGGTAACGTCGCATCATCAGTCGTGAATCTTGGGCAAGGTCTTGTAGATGTGCCGCGTCTCGTTACGGGTTCCACAAGAGCGTTTGACCAGTTTGCTGCGGCGTCGCGTGCAGGGCAGGGCGCTTTGGATGACCTCACGAACGCGCAAGAACCTGCTGTTACTGGTCTCGCGGTGCTTGGCGACGCAAGCCAGGATTTGTCGTTTCGTATCGACGGCACAACAGACGCATGGACACGACATCAACAAGCCCAAGAGAAGGTACGGGTATTGGCAGTAAACGTAGAGGACCAGTTCAAACAAGGTGTCCGCAATTCGTTGATCGCGGCCGCTGACGCCGCGGACCAGTTCCGTGAAGGGCAACGTAACCTGGCGTTCGAGTCGGCGGCAGCCGCGATAGCGAACAACAAAGCAGCCGCAGCCGCAGATGATGTGGCCCGTTCATATGGTTCCGCCGCCGACTTCGTTAGGGATTTGACCAGGGCGCAACAAGAGAGCATCAATCCCGTAGCACAACTGTTGCGCGCGGACGCAAGGTTGGTGGCAGCGAACGAACGCCTCAACGAACTCGAAAACGACCGCAAAGCCAGCACAGCGGACGTAGCCGAAGCGATGCTGAGTCTCGTGGAGGCGCAAGCGGACGTGATCGGTGCTAGAGGCCAGGTTCTGTCGGCGACGGGTGAAAACATCGAAGCGTTCCGGCGCATGGCCGAACAAGCCAACCTCACGAAGGAACAGATCGATTTGTTGATCGCTTCGTTGACAGGTATCCCTGCTGTGGTGGGCACGCAGATCACGGTTGGTACGAGGCGCGCTGCGGTCACAGGTACCGGCGGGGGTGCGGGCGGTGGCGTCATCGGCGGGAATATTGCTTTGCAGCATGGCGGCATCGTGACCCAACCCACCCAAGCGATCATCGGCGAGGCGGGCCCTGAAGCGGTTATCCCGTTGGATCGTGCTGGACAGTTGGGTGGCGGCGACACGTTCAATGTGACAGTGGACCAGTCGATCGTTGTGCAGGACGACGCGACAGCGGCGCAACGGATTTTGGAAGAGACACAGGACGCGTTGGATGCGTTGGCTGCGGGGCGCGCCTAATGCCCGCTCTTGTGATAGGTCGTGTCGGGTTGGATGCGACGATGGCCGACAATTTGCAGGACGTGCAAGTGGTTGGCCGCGACGGAATCCGAACCGTCACATTGAAAGGCTTCCTGAACGCCACCACACTCGCCCTCGCCAAGGAACTCAAAGGCGAGTTGGCGGCGCAGACTGGGCGTCTTGTTGCGGTGACGTGGGCTTTAGATACCGAGATCGACGGGTTCTATGTGCTCCGCAACGTCACGATCAAAGCCGCGGTGGGTGACAGGGTGTACGAGAACTTTTCGTTCCCGTTCACCTGCACCCTGGAACGGCTCGGCAGCGAGGGTGAGGTCGAGTTCCAATCCCTCGTCACCGGGACTGTGATCAGTAATTCGCATGGCTTGATCGCGTCGGAAACGAAACCGTTCCATGCGCCGCCGGTGGGCGCGTTGGCGTACAACCCCGCCGGGACTTCACCTACACAAAGACAGAGAAGCACACCGGATGGGAACATTGACTGGTACGACAACATCTCATTCACACAAGACCCGCAGTGGTCGGTGACGGCAGCGAACTACTACAAGGGCGCAGTAGAGGTGTACCACAAGACGGTTCTCAGGGCAGGGTTCTCAGCACCGAACGATCCTGGTGATTGGGAACTCTCGAACGGGATTGTGCGTGTGAAACCGTCCGGTGGTGGGACGTCGGACGGCCGTATCCTGGTCGCTTTCTGGGATGGCACCGACTGGGACGCCGAGTTCAGTTTCAAAACCGTGTTCGATCCTGCGACCACGAACGCGACCATCTCGGCCTGGCACTTCGTCTCGACCATCAGAAACGACGCAGAGTCAGGGTCGATTCGGTTGGTGAGGGATTCTGCGCCGTCCACGAACTCGAATCGGCACACGCTCGACATTTCACTCAGACGCGGCGCCCGCTTCGCTGTGTTCCGCCACCGCTACTCACGCGGCACAACTCCAGCGTGGGATATCATCCGTAACACGAACGACGCCGCGGTCGCGTTCACTCCAACCGGCGCGTCAGGTGCGACAGGTGTCGAAGACTCCGTCGCGACGTCGGGTTTCAAATACATTGTGATGACCCCCGTAGCGCACTCGGCGCGCACCACCGAAGGCGGTGTCCGCATAACCTCAGCCGCGGCTTTCTCGTATGCGATCGGTGGCGAAATCGCCGCAGCGGGGACCGGTGATACCACCGACGATGTGAACCTCCAATTCTTCGGATGGATCAGCGAACGTGACAGGGCCATACGAAGATGAGCGTTACTGAGGTTTTGATGCGTGCCGGGTCTTTTGATATCACTCTTGAATTAGATGCCCCCTGGGATTTGTTCGAAACGGTCCTCGGTGTCGATGAGGGCGCCGGGGGGCATGTCATCATCACACCCCAATGGCTAGACGCTGACATTATGGGTGACACCGCCATGATCGCAGCAGCCAGATACTCAGGTGTCGTACTCAACAAAGAATTTAGGGACGGCCAATTCACTATCTCAGGTGCCGGAATGGCATGGTGGCTAGGCGACGAGGACGGGAAAGGTGACGTCCACGAAGCCCAAATCTCGCTCACCAACGCTGCGTTGTCTACGAGTATCGCTGCCGCTATACCGCCGGGCGGTTCAATCACGTCAGGGACCATCGGGTCAGGCGAGTTGACATACACAGGGGAGCATATTTATCAGACACCGTTGGAGGTGATACGGTCGATCATGGCGGCACAAATGGCCGAATATGTTGTCCGACCCGACGGCACGATCGACGCTGACAAGAACTTCGACCTGTTCGACATGACCCCCAACGTCGTAATCGCTCGCCTGATTTCAGGGTCAGACCCTGAGTTCTCCGGCATCCCCATCGCCACCGCCCGCTCCACCAGGAACAGCAGACGGTACGCGACACGCGCCATTCTCGTGAAGACCGAAATTGATGGTGCGAAAACGCTGGTCGAAGGCCGAAACCAAACCGCCGCCACGGGTAAAGACATCCACGGCAACACCATCGACCGCACCCTGATTGTCGAAGGCGACCTAGGAGTAGACGTCTCGGCTGTCGGTTTCCTCGACACCGAACTCAGAGACCATTTGTTCACCCAAGAGATGGAGTTGACGACCGGGTTTTGGGAGATCATCAACGGCACTTTTCAGGTTGGCGACACGTTCTGGATCTACGACCCGCCAGCTTTAGTGGACACCACAAACCAAGAATGGTTCCGCGGTGACTACATCCACCCGTTAGAACTCCGGCTCATACGTGCCACCTGGCCGTTGGTTAGGGGCATGGGAGTGTGGCACAGAGACGGCGACGCTGCGTACACCGACCTAACCGACCACGTTTTGTGGGACGTCAACGACGCCCAAGCCGTCGACACGGGACAGTCCGAGTCTGCGCTGCGTGGGGGCAGGTTCGTAGGTGCGTTCGGTGGCACCACTTTGACCGTTCGGAGTTTCGTGAAAGGCGAAGCCGGTGGTTAGAACCATCTCCGACACGCTCCCCCGCGCTATCCCACCTATTGGTGGTGGCGGTTCCGTACGTTTGACAGGCGGCGACCCTTCGGTCATTTTCGGGGGCGCCGATGACACCCAGTTCTCCATCAACGAGCAGCCAGATAGCTTCACGTTCGAATCCGGCAGCGACGCGAACGTGTTCACCCCACGTTTGGAGTTCTTTTCGGCGGACCACGCCAACGCTTCAGATATTGCGTTCTACAAAGGCGACGGAACCACCGTTTCGTTGCTTTGGGACCAGTCGGATGACCGGTGGGAGTTCACCGACGTACCGTTGATAACTAATCTGACGGACGCGGGGAACGCCGACGCGTTGCATGTCCACACCGGCACCGGCTTATCAGGTGTCCTGCTCGCTGACGGAACCGTTGACTCCACGGGTACTCAAGCGTTCGTGGGTGCCGCCGCAACGTCGGATGTCCTCACTACGGAGGTCACCGCGGACGGAACCCCGCGGTTCGTGATCGACGCCAACGGGGACCTGTGGACAGGGACCGGCGCCGCCGCGGTTCTCCTGTCGATGAGGCTCTCCGTCGCCGGGGCGACCACCCTCGGTCGGGATGCCGGGGCCGTGAACACAGACACGACAACCACGGCGATCGGGTTTGAGGCGTTGAAAGCGAACACGACCGGAGTACAGAACACCGCGATCGGGTACCAGGCGTTGTTGACTGCTACCACCGCAGGGCAGAACACCGCGATCGGGCAAGAGACACTGAAACTCGCGACCGGATCACAGAACGTCGCGATCGGCGCTTTCGCGCTCACCGCTTCAACGACAGCGATCCAGAACATGGCGATCGGGTACCTCGCCATGTTCAGCAACACGACCGGCAGTCAGAACGCCGCGATCGGGGTATCAGCGTTACAGGACAACATCTCAGGAACGGGTAACACCGCGATCGGATATGTGGCGCTTAGGGACAACACGACAGCAGCGAACAACACCGCGATCGGTTCCTCGGCGCTTCCGGTGAACACGACCGGCACACAGAACACCGCCATCGGGTCTAACGCTCTCGTGGCGAACACGACCGCGAACCAGAACATCGCGATCGGGTACCTCGCGCTACTCAGCAACGTCACGGGAACGGGGAACGTCGCTATCGGCGTCTCGGCGTTGCAAAACTCTACGGTCAGCACCCTCACCGCTATCGGGCATCAGGCGCTCACCACGAACACGACCGGAGCCAACCTCACCGCGATCGGGTACCAGGCGTTCACGGCGAACACCACCGGATCGTGGCAGGTAGCGATCGGATACTTAGCGCTCACCGCGAACACGACCGGGAACAGCAACACCGCGATCGGGTACCAGGCGATGAAGGCGAACACGACCGGGGGCAGCAACACCGCGATCGGTATCAACGCGATGCTCGTGAACACGACCGGCGCCAGCAACGCCGCGGTCGGTGGGTTCGCGCTGGACGCGAACACGACCGGATCATCTAACGCGGCGGTCGGTACCTTGGCGCTCTCAGCTAACACGACCGCGGATCGCAACACCGCGGTCGGAGCCAACGCGCTACTCGTCAACTCGACTGGTGCGGAGAACACCGCCGTCGGGTATCAGGCGTTGAAAGCAAACACGACGGCAGGGTTCATAACCGCGGTCGGTAGTCAGGCGCTCTTGTCGAACACGACCGGAACGCAGAACGTCGGGATCGGGTATCTGGCGCTTGTGTTCAACACGACCGGGGCCGCTAACACCGCGGTCGGTAACGACGCGCTGCTAACGAACGTGACGGGGGGAAGCAACGTCGCGGTCGGGACATCGGCGCTTCGTGTCTCGACCGTGAGCAACCTGACGGCGGTCGGGTTCGAGGCGCTGAAAGCTAACACGACCGG